CCAAACCAACTTTCCTTTTACCTTATTATACTACTAAGCTACTATTTAATCAAGAGAGGATGTTGGAATGGCTAGAAAGAAATATGGAAATCAGCTTCCTACGCAATCAGTCATCCTGCCTTATGTGAAAAAAAGGTCTCTCAGCAAGGAAGCTATAGAAATTTATGAGAAAACAGGATTAAGCAGCTATATCTGGCAAAAGAAACTGCTAGAGGCTATGATGGCTGTTGATAAAAAAGGACTATGGGTTCATCAGAAGTTCGGATATTCGATTCCTCGACGGAATGGGAAATCCGAACTTCTTTATATGCTTGAACTTTGGGGATTGCACCAAGGTTTGAACATATTACACACGGCTCATCGAATTAGTACTTCACACTCTTCTTTTGAGAAGGTCAAACGGCATTTAGAAAAGATGGGATATGTGGATGGTGAAGACTTCACATCTATTCGAGCTAAAGGGCAAGAACGAATCGCTCTAACCAATACAGAAGGAGTGCTGCAGTTTAGAACTCGTACCTCGAACGGTGGACTTGGTGAAGGATTCGACATCATGATCATAGACGAAGCTCAAGAATATACAACTGAGCAGGAGTCAGCGTTGAAATATACGGTTACTGACAGTGATAATCCAATTACTGTTATGTGTGGAACACCTCCAACACCCGTTTCGAGTGGTACTGTGTTCAGCAAATTCCGTGAAACATGTCTATTTGGTCGTGGTAAGTATTCCGGATGGGCCGAATGGTCTGTATCTACTGAAAAAGAGATATCAGACATTGAAGCCTGGTACAATTCTAACCCTTCAATGGGGTACCACTTAGACGAACGGAAGATTGAAGCCGAACTAGGTGACGACAAGCTAGACCACAACATACAGCGTCTAGGGTTCTGGCCTACATACAATCAAAAATCAGCAATCTCAGAAACTGAGTGGGAGGCACTTCGACTTGATGAAGTGCCTAAGTTCAAAGGCCCTATGTTCGTTGGAATTAAATATGGGCAAGATGGTACTAACGTAGCGTTGAGTATTGCTATAAGGACCGATTTCGATGAGATCTTCGTTGAAACTGTCGATTGTCAATCTGTTCGAAATGGTAATGGATGGATAGTTGATTTCTTACGGAAAGCTAAACCATATCAAATCGCTATAGATGGTGCTAGTGGACAGAAAGTTCTCGATGATGAATTGAGAGAGTTCCGAATAAGGAATGTAGTATTACCTACAGTTAAAGAAATCATCGTAGCAAATGCGATGTTCGAACAGGGTGTGTATCAAAAGACAATCTGCCACTCAGGACAGCCTTCACTGTCTAAAGTCGTAACAAACTGCGACAAACGGAACATTGGTTCAAATGGTGGATTTGGATATCGTTCACACTTTGATGATGTAGATATCAGTCTTATGGACAGCGCATTGTTAGCGCATTGGCTTTGTGCAACATCTAAGCCAAAGAAAAAACAAAAAATCAGTTATTAAACTAAAGGTCACTGCTTATGTAGTGGCTTTTTTTAATAAAAAAAATTACTGTACGCGCAGGTTAACGCGGAGAAAGGAGGCAGTAACATGCCTGAATTTAAAACGATTGAAACACAAGAAGAACTAGACCGAATCATTGGTGAACGACTCGCTCGTCAGAAAGAGAAGTATGCCGGATTAGAGAAGTTAGAATCTCGTGTGAAGGAATTGGAAACAACGAACGCTGATTTACTAGCAACAATCGACAACAACAGCAAGCTACTCGCTGAGAAAGACGAATTTATTAGCGCTAAAGAGTCTGAACTAGCAGAAGTTAACCAAGTTGTTGAGACATTCAAAGGAAAACAGCTTCGTACTCAAATTGCATTGCGCAACGGTCTTCCGTATGAATTGGTAGACAGATTACAAGGTAGCGACGAAGAGAGCTTGCAAGCCGATGCGGAACGTTTATCTGCATTTATCAAACCAAAACAAGTCGCTCCATTGAAAGATGTCGAACCGGTTATTGGCGATGAAAGAACTAGCGCAATGAGACAAATGTTACAAGAATTAAATAAATAAGAAAAGAGGAAAAATATATGCCAACATTAGAAGCAGGAACAAAGTTTAAACCAGAATTAGTCAAAGAATTATTTTCTAAAGTACAAGGAAAGTCAGTTTTAGCATCTTTATCTCAACAAAAACCAATTCCATTTAATGGAACAGAGCAAATGGTCTTCAGCTTAGAAGGTAACGCTCAAATCGTTGGGGAAGGTAAAAAGAAAGAAGCAGGAGAAGCTAAACTTGAATCTGTAGTCATCAAACCTTTAAAATTCGTTTACCAAGCTCGTATTACAGACGAATTTTTACGTGCTTCTGAAGAAAAACAAGTTGATTTCTTAGAAGCATTCGCTGACGGATTTGCTAAAAAAATTGCTCAATCATTCGACATTGCAGCAATTCATGGATTAGAACCTAAAACAATGACAGACGCAACTTTCCGCGACACTAACTCATTCGACGGATTAGTTAAGAGCAACTTAGTTACTTACGCTGAAGGAACTTTCGACGATAACATCGACGCTGCAGTTCAAACAGTAGTAGCTAACGGAAACGACGTCACAGGTATTGCTTTATCTCCAACAGGAGGGCAAGCACTAGCTAAAATCAAAGTTAACGGTGTTACTCAATACCCTGAATTCAAATTTGGTCAAAATCCTAAATCATTCTATGGAATGGCTTCCGACGTTAGCAAAAACTTAACAGCGACTGGTGGAACTGCCGAGACAGATCACGCAATTGTTGGTGATTTCGAAACTCGTTTTAAATGGGGTTACGCTGATAACGTTCCTATGGAAATTATCCAATATGGTGATCCTGACGGTGTAGGCCGTGACTTGAAAGCACACAACGAAATCTGCTTACGTGCAGAAGCGTATATCGGATGGGGAATCCTAGACGAAAAAGCATTCGCTCGTGTTAAAGCGTAGGTTGTGCTTATGAAGTATAAAAATGTGGATACTGGTGTAATTGTTGAGTCAGATAGCGTGCTGTCTGGCTCATGGGAACCAGTTGAGGAAAAGAAAACCAAAGCTAAAACGAAGAAAGAAGCAAAGGATGATGATTAATGAACTCATTTGCGACTTTAGACGATTTACAGCGACTATGGAAACGACTGCAACCGTCTGAGATTGATAGAGCGAATGCACTTCTTGCCACTGTATCTGACATGCTGAGGGAAGAGGCTCGTCGCTATGGAAAAGACTTAGACAATATGGTTGTAGAACGTTCTAGTTATGAGAACGTGGTTAAATCTGTTGTAGTTGATATTGTAGCTCGCACATTAATGACTTCTACAGAACAAGAGCCGATGACTCAATTTAGTCAAAGCGCTCTAGGATATTCAGTCAGTGGCTCGTATCTCGTGCCTGGTGGAGGTATCTTCATCAAGAATGCAGAATTGAAGCGTTTAGGCTTCACTAAGCAACGGATTGGAGTGATAGAATTCTATGATTAAAGGAATTACTGTCACATTAGTAGATCGTGTTAAAACTGGTGAGGACGAGATGGGTGCTTCAACATACGATGATGTAGAAATCCAAGTAGAGAATGTCCTAGTATCTCCTACTGAGGCTACGGATGTTATTAACCAGGTTCAATTGTATGGAAAAAAAGCAGTGTATACGCTCGGTATTCCTAAAGGCGATACGCATAACTGGGAAGATAGGGAAGTTAAATTCTTTGGGAAAACATTCCGGACATTCGGACCAGTTGTTGAAGGAATTGAATCCATGGTACCAACTGCCTGGCACAAGAAAGTGACGGTGGAAAGATATGAGTAGCTCATTTAAATTCAAGCTAAACACTAAAGGTGTTGGTGAGTTCTTAAAATCCGAACCTGTAAAAAATATGATTAGCGAGCGTGCAAACGAGATTGCTAGTAGAGCAGGAACCGGATATGAGGCAGATACTCAAATCGGTCAAAAACGCGCCACAGGAAGAGTTAAAGCTGCTACAGCTAAAGCTAAAAAGGATAATAAGAAAAACAATACATTATTGAAGGCGGTGAGAGGTTGATAGAGATTGAAATTAGAAAATTCATGACAAGCAAGTTAGAATGCCCAGTTGTATTTGAACTTGCACCTAAGATGCCAGATAAATTTGTATTAATTCAAAAAACAGGCAGCTCTAAGCGCAATAAATTATTAGCCTCTACATTTGCTTTCCAATCGTATGGAAAGTCGATGTATGAGGCTTCTTTGTTGAATGAAACTGTAAAAGAGATAGTTGAACAGTTAGTCGAATTAAACGACGTGTCTGATGTTAGTTTAAACAGCGACTACAACTATACAGACACAGAATCAAAAAAATACAGATATCAAGCAGTGTTTGATATCAGACATTATTAGAAATGAGGGAAAAATATGGCAGATAAAAACAACGCGAGTAATGTAACCGCAGCTAAGCCTAAGATTGGTGGAGCTATTTACATGGCACCAAAGGGAACAGATTTACCTACTGACGCAGAATCAACGTTAGATGTTAAGTTCCAAAATTTAGGATTCGTAGCTGAAGAAGGTTTAGTGAACGCTAACAGCGCTTCTTCTGAGAACATTAAAGAATGGGGTGGCTCAATTGTAAATACAGCATTGAAAGAAAAAGAGGATAAATTCAAATTTACTCTTATCGAAGCGTTAAACATACACGTATTGAAATTGATTTATGGTGAGAAAAACGTAACAGGAACTCTAGAAACTGGAATCACAGTAAAAGCTAAAGCTGAAGAATACGAAGAAAAATCATTTGTGGTTGATATGGTTCTTAAAGACGGAGTTATTAAACGCATGGTACTTCCACTGGCTAAAGTGTCAGAAGTAGGAGAAATCAAATATGAAGGTGCAGGAAACATCGGTTACGAAACTACATTATCAGCGTTCCCTGATGGTGACGGAAGCACTCACTATGAATACATTAAGAAAGTAGGTTAATTATGATTAAAGGGAAAACATCTTCCGGATTTAAATTTCAAATCAATGAAAGCACAATTAACGATGACTATGAACTATTAGAACTACTTGTAGAGTTAGAAGAGAATCCTCTTCTAATTTCTAAGGTCGTTCGTAAAGTTCTAGGTCCTGCTGCAGCGGCTGCATTAAAAGATCATGTACGAGATGAAAATGGATGTGTATCCATTCAGAAAATGAATGATGAAATTACTGAGATTTTCACACAGGCTAAAGCCTTAAAAAAATAATGGCCCTTGCAAGAATGATTGTGACTGATGAAGATGCTTTAATTTGCGACTTAGCAGAAACTTATCATATCTATGACTATCGACGGCTACCGGTTTTAACGGTGGCCGTTTTTTCTTTAGGTTTAAGACAAAACTCAAGAATTAAGATGATCATGTCTGGAAATAGAATCACGTTAGAAGAGTCGTTACTAGCTTGTGCTGTGGATAGATTAAGCATACTAGCATGGCAGAAGACGAAAGACGGTTCAAAAGGTACTAATGTGCCTCAATCGATTCTAGAAAAATTACTAGGTATAGATGAGCGCAAATCAGAGTCAGATACTCAGACATTTAGTTCGGGCGAGGAGTTCTTAAGAGAAAGAAATAGATTATTAGGGAAGGAGGAAACTTAATGGCAACAGAATTAGGTACTGCTTATGTCCAGATAATCCCATCGGCTGACGGAATCAAAGGAATGATTGAAAAGGCTATGGGAACAGAAGTAGTCGGCGCCGGAGATAGAGCTGGGCAAGGTTTTATGAAAAGCTTTGCTGGTACAGTAACCAAGATGATTGCTGCAATCGGTATTGGGAAAGTTCTTAAGGATACCTTAGCTTCTTCATTAAACGAGGGTGCAGCACTCCAGCAATCGCTCGGTGGTATTGAGACATTATTCAAAGGCAGTGCCGATATCGTTAAAGGATACGCTAAAGAAGCGTATAGAACATCCGGTTTGTCTGCTAACGCGTATATGGAATCTGTAACAGGATTTAGTGCAAGTCTATTGCAGTCACTCGGTGGAGACACTGGGAAGGCTGCAGAGATAGCAAACATGGCAATGATTGATATGTCAGATAATGCTAACAAGATGGGTACATCGATGGAAAGCATCCAATTCGCATATCAAGGTTTTGCTAAGCAGAACTACACCATGTTGGACAATTTAAAGCTCGGATACGGTGGTACTAAAGAAGAAATGCAACGTCTTCTTACTGACGCTCAGAAACTCACTGGAGTTAAATACGATATCAATAACTTGTCTGATGTCTATCAAGCAATCCACGCGATTCAAGAAAACTTAGACATTACCGGAACAACCGCAAAAGAAGCATCTACTACATTCACCGGTTCATTTGCATCCATGAAGGCTGCAGCACAAAACGTGCTTGGAAATATGGCCCTTGGAGAGGATTTAACACCATCGTTAGAGGCCTTAAAAGAAACCGTTCAAACGTTTGTTTTTGGAAACTTCATTCCACTGCTAAAAAATGCGGTTAAAGCCATTCCAGAAGTGCTAGGATTCGCCATCAAAGAAGGATTAACAGCTATCTTCGGTGAATCTACTACACAAACGATTATCAATAACCTTTCTACAGCATTCCAAAACATTAAGAGTGCAGTAGGTGGTATTGGCGATTTGTTCGGAGGCTTTATAGACAAATTAAAAGGCATTCTTGGAATAAGTGGAGATGTAGGAGAGTTAGGAACAGCATTCGAAGGCATTACTGGTGCTATTAGCACAGTAACTGACTGGATTAAGCAGTTTGTAGATTGGATTAACCAAACTCCTGCAGCAGTCGATTCTGTAACAGCAGTGTTAGCAGGATTAGCAGCAGGCTTTGTCGCTTTAAAAGTTGTAAATACTGTTAAGAGTGCAATTGATGGATTCAAAACTGGTTTAACGGCTGCTAAAGCTGGAATGGTTGCATTTAAAGCGGTTGTTGTCGCAAATCCATTTACAGCCTGGATTGTAGGAATTACTGCTGTAGTAGCTGCATTAACCTGGTTCTTTACTCAAACAGAAACAGGAAAAGCTATTTGGAAAGGATTTACAGAATTCCTATCTAGCACATGGACTTCTGTTTCAAGTTTCTTGATTGATACTTGGAATAATATTGCCCAAACAGCAACAGCTATTTGGGAAGGTATTGTCGGTGTGGCAACAGCCATTTGGAGTGCTATCACAGGCGCAATTATGGCAGTTGTTCAACCATTTATCGATGCATTCACAGGACTATGGAGCGGTATGAGTTCAGGAATTTCTCAAATGTTTGATGGATATGTTGCATACTTTACTGGAGCATGGGAAGTTATCAAATCCGTATTCCTTGGAGCAATCTTAATCATCATTGATTTAGTGACACTTAATTTCGGGCAATTAGGAACGGACTTAGGTGCTATTTGGGATGGAATCTCGAACGGAATTTCAATGATGTGGAACGGAATTACTTCAATATTCTCTGGAGCAGTCAGCGCAATCGTTGGAGGTGTTCAAGCTACATTCAATGGTATGGCTGCATTCTTAAGCGGTCTATGGGACGCTATTTCTGGTGCAGCTATTGCAGGTTGGAACGGATTAGTATCTGGTGTGCAAGGGATTATCGATGGATTAGTATCTGGAGCGCAAGCCGCTTGGGACGCTATGTCTAACGCTGTTTCTAGCTTAGTTTCTGGAATTACTGGAATATTCGACGGATTATGGAACATCGACTTAGCAGGAGCTGGACAAGCTATCATGGATGGCTTTCTTGGCGGATTGAAAGCTGCTTGGGGAGCTGTTACAGACTTCGTTGGAGGAATTGCGAACTGGATTCGAGACCATAAAGGTCCAATCGAGTACGATAGAAAATTATTAATTCCAGCAGGTAATGCTATCATGGATGGCTTTGGCTCAGGATTAAAAGACGGTTTTAGTGATGTTCAGGATACGGTTAAAGGAATCGCAGAAGAGGTTAACAATATCGTTGATAAGTACTTGAATAATGAGTTCTACAGCGAATTAGACTTCAATAGCAACGTGGCTACAGTTGGAGGAGTGGAACTAACAAGACAGCAAGCTTCTCAAATGAGCTCATGGAATCCAGATAACCACCGTTATGATCCAGAAGAATCAAATCAAAAAATAGAATTGCATACGACAGTTGAGCTAGATGGAAAAGTTGTTGGAAAGCAAATTACTCCTTATGTAACAAATGAGCAAAGTAGATTAGATAGACGAGAACGTAGAAAGAGAGGGGAAAGCTAATGTTTAGTTTTAAAGTTAATGGGCAGGAGCTTGGAGACTTAATGATTATCAACAACATTGATTTTGGATTCAGTCCAGAAGTGAGCGCAACCTCTCGAAAATACGCTCTCATGGACGGTGAACGTTTCATTCGTAGACGATTTGGAAAACGAATCATAAAGGTTCAATTTACAATTTTTGGTGATCGCATTGAAAAAAGTAAAATCGCGATTCAAAGAGCGCTGTTAGTTCCTGGCATTAGCAAGTTTGAGTTTGGATATCAACCTGATGTGTATTACGAAGGCGCAGTCTCTGGAACTAGTGATTTTAATTTAATCACATTCAGATACGCTCAAGGCGCATTCGAAATCCATTGTTTCAATCCGTTTGCTATCTCTAAAACCGAAAAGACAGCTAAGCGCGAATCGAACAAGTTGATTTTCAACAATGAAGGAACTATTCCAGTGTATCCTACTTACAAATTCACGGCAGGAAAACCGTATAAGATGATATCTTTCGCTCATCCAAGCGGAAAAGTCGTTCAATATGGCTATGAGAGTGGGCCTGTAGTGATTAACACTAATGACTTAGTGGTGTTTGATAGTGCGGAAAACAAACTGACTATCAACGGTGAACGTAAGTACATCAATGCAGCAAGCCAGGTATTTGCAATCAATGTAGGAACTACAGAAGTTGCTGTTCTTGGAGATGATAATAAAATACCAGTCGTAGATGCGACGTTTAAGGAGTGCTGGGTATGATTACAGTAACGAACAGAAATTACGAAATTCTATGCCAGCTTAGTTTTAATCTCACTGGTGGATTAATCGCATATAACGATTATTTTGAACAAGATTTAGAAACTGGTATTGGTACTTATGACTTTACCGTAGACAAAACTGGTAATCCGGAAATAGAAAAGTTAGAGGTAGGTTGCTATCTGATTGTAAAAGATGGTAGCAAGAT